TTCTTACCTTGTACAGCTCCTCTATTATCTTCTATTCTTCTAAAAGAAAATACTACATTACCACCACGATAATCCATACGAGTAATACGAGACTCTTGAAATATTAATCCAAACTGTCCACCAGTAACTCCTGTAATAACACCACCTTCTGGTAGTGTTTCAGAGTCAGCTTGGTTTACACCTGTAGTCCATGCAGTAGGATCATTAAAGCTAGACCATTGTACTTTGTTTTGCAATGTAGCTTGGAAACCTGTAACTACAAAATTACCTACAACTGCTGCATGTCTAAATGATGGAGGTGATCCAGCTAATGCTGCAAAGTCTGTTGAGCTATCTAGTGTCCATGCTTGTGGTGCATCATCACCATTAAAAGCAATAACAACTTCACCAAATCTAATAAAATCCCAATAGGATTCAGCAGGATAACTAAAAGTAGTACCTCCACTTTCATCAACAAAAGCATTAGATGTTAGTTTATATAATTTAGTAGCATCACCTGCAAATATAGATACAACACCACTATCAGATTTAAATGCTTTACCACCTTGCGCTCTAGCAGTTAACGCATTACTTGAAGTAGCAGCTATACTATTAAAAGGTCTATAACTGTTTACTGCAGGAAATACATTTCTAGCTTGTGTAGAACCAGGATTATTATGATCTGGTAGGTCTGGTAGCCATTCTCCAAAAGGTAACTGCATTATTTTACGTTATCTAAATGATTAATATTAATACCTGATCTTTGAATTAAAGGTGAGCCATTGTATTTATCTAAAGCATCTGCATCTTCTGCTTGTTTAATTGCAGCTTCATACTGAGTTTTAAATTGTAATACTGTTTGTTGGTCCATGCCTCTAATAAATGTTGATGCATAATATAACGCACCATATAAATATATATCAGGAAACTTTGTTAAAATAGTATTAGTTGTAGTTGTACTATCAATACTATCAAAGGCTTTATAAAAAACTATTCTTGCTGTGTAAGTACTGTCTGGTGCAGGACTAAATCTAAAGTTTGATCCTTCAATAGAGAAAGCTCTAGGTACACCTGTATTAGTAAAGTCTTGTGTATCAGCTTGATGAAAGGGAGTCATTAATGATAACACTCTATCAGGAGTAGCACTAGTTAAAATAAAACTTCTTATCTGTAAAAATCCTGTAGGTAATGCTTCAGTTGCTGCATCAATAGTAAATGCACTATCAACAGTTTCCATATCTCTTATTCTTAATCTACGATTAAAGTCTGCTTCAGTAAGATCTATAAAGTCATCTATCTCTGAAGTCAAATCATCACGTGCTAAGAAATTAGCAATAGCTGTTTTTAAATTTGCATAATTGTTTAAAGCCATTATAACCTTTTACTTCCTGTTCTAAAGTTTTCGAACTCATTACTATTAATCATCTTTTTAATAATATCTCTTTGATCATCTGCATGTAGTTGATGATAATTAGAATGACCAAATAGTTCTTTAGTTTTAATTTGTAATGCAATCAATGGTATCTGTGCTATACGTTGAAACTCACCTTTTTGTTCTGTATGGTTTCTTGCTATCTTATTAGCTTTAAGTATAGATTCAGTATCTTGTGATTTCTTTACTACAAGTTTGCTTGTTGTTTTATCTATATGTATATCCTGATTAGGATTATATATATCTGACATGTTACAGCTCCGTTGTATCTACAGCATATGCATCAACTAAAACTCTCCAACCATATGTATCAGACATAAATACAAGTCCAATACCTGTATTCTCTGTGGTCAATGTTAAGTCTGCAGTTAATCCTTGTATCTTTTTTCCGTTTCTAGCAACAGTTAAATTAGCACTGTCAAAGTTTGCAGCACTATCTAGTATATGTATCTCATCTCCAACAGAAGGTGCTGAAGGTAAAGTAATTGTAAATGCAGCTGTTGTTGCAGTGTCTGCTAATAATCTATCACCAGCTACTGCTGTGTATGCAGAAGTTTTAACAGTCCATCTTTTTAATGCACCATTAATTGCTTCAGCTACAGTTAATGTACTAGCCATATCTACTGCGCCATCTATATCAACTACATCTAAATTAGTTGTACCATCTACATCTAGGTCACCATTGAAGTCAGCATTACCAGCAAGTGTTAAGGTGGTAGCCATGTCAACAGCTCCATCAATATCTACTACGTCTAAGTTTGTAGTACCATTAATATCTGCATTGCCTTCAATATCAAGAGAAGCACCATCAATTTCACCAGTAACAGTAATAGAATCTACAAATGTATCTTTAAAGCGTAAAGAGGTTGTACCTAAATCTACATCTGAATCTGTTTCTGGAGCAATAACACCATCAGCTAAAGTTGCTTGTACAGTACCTGCAGCTCTAAAACTAAACTTATCATCACTATGAGCATAAAAAATCTCACCTGCGTTAATTGCTGAGTTATCTCCGAATTGTATAATACCTATGTTATTTAAATTACCTGAAATAAAAATGCCTGGTCTAGTATCATCTTCAACAAATATTGGTGCTAGTGAACTTTGCGTTGAATGATTTACCGCATCTCTTACTACGTGCAACTTAGCAAGTGGAGTGCCTTCATTAACACCGACACTTACAGGTATGCTTTTAAACATATTCTCTATAGTCATTTTCTTAGTAGCAGTTGCACTGGTATCTACTATAGGCAATATATCATCTGATGCACTAGACGTTAATGCTGTCAAATCACTAATCTTACTATCAGCCATTTTTAATCCTCTTTCTTAAAACTTTTGTTCTTTGTTTGTTCTTGTTTTGTTGCTTAGAGCTTTGCTCTTTGTTTTTAA